GTGTATATAAGTACTATTTTTTCAAAATACCATAAATACATTAAGAAACATGTACTCATGGAGATTATAATATGGCTCAACTTAGTTCACCAGGCGTAAGCGTAACAGTAGTAGACGAATCGTTCTATACACCTGCCGCTCCTGGCACCGTACCTTTGATTATCGTTGCTTCACAAGCAAACAAAATGAATTCAGCTGGAACAGGAATTGCTCCAGGAACACTAGCCGCAAATGCTGGCAAAGTATATTTGTTAACCAGTCAAGCAGATTTAGGTTCAACATTTGGTATTCCTTATTTCCAAACTGACGCAGAAAACAACCCAGTACACGCTGGCGAATTAAATGAATATGGACTACAAGCCGCTTATAGTTTTTTAGGTGTAGCAAATCGTGCTTATGTTGTACGTGCAGATTTAAATACGTCTCAATTAGAAGGCACTCCAACTATTCCTACAGCACCTCCTGCAGATCAGACATTATGGTTTGATACAACAGAAACTAATTTTGGTGTATTCCAGTGGAATGCATCAGCCGCAAATGTCACTGGCGGTCAGTTATTTGTAAATCAAAGTACTGTAAACAATATAAGTGTAATTACAAATCCTGCATTGGTAAGTAGTATTACAGGCGGTCCTGTAGCAAGTTATGGACAACAAGGCGATTATGCAATTGTTTCTACAACTAGTACAACACCGACAAATTTAAATTCTCTTTGGTTGAAAAAATATCAAACATCAACTGCTAGCGGCACATGGGTGCAAGTAGGTACAAGTGCATGGTCTGCAAGTTGGCCAGCAGTTGCGGCTACATTAAGTCCATCAACTGTAACTGGTACATTAATTATCAATGGTTCAACAATTACAGCATCGACTAGTTTACTGACTACATTGGCAAGTTTAATTAATGGTTCAAGTATTTCTGGTGTAACAGCCGCAGTAATAAACGGCAGCTTACAAATTTATTCAACAGGTGTAAATCTTGTTGTTTCAGGAACATTAACAGGGTCTTCAGCTCAAAATGCTGGACCATTAGGTATTCTTTCAGGAACTTACTTAGCACCACAACTACAAATTAGTCCTCACTACAATGTTCCACTATACGGAACTTATGACGGATTTGTACAATATGGCACACAAAATGCTCCATTGACTACGGTAAACGGTGCACCAACAGGTTCTATTTGGATTAAAACAACTGCTGTAAATCTAGGAGCAAATTGGTTTGTTAAAAAATATTTTTCTTCTACAAGTACATGGGTTGCACAGCCAATTGCATTATATCCAAACGGGCAATCTGCGTTGGCAGCATTAGACCCAACAGGTGGTGGTATTAATTTACCAATCGGTAAACTATATGTAAAATACAATGACGGTGAATTTTCTCCTGCTTACGCAAATTTTAAAATTTATGCAAGAAGCGGTGTAGGTGCAACTACTATTACATCGCTTCCAGTAACATCAAATACTTTCCCTGGAAGTGCTACCGCAACTGCTAGTGCATTAGGTATTATCGGCAACGGTTCTAATACTGGGGCAGGTACAGTATTCACACCAACAGGATCAATAACTGGTACATACGCAACTGGTATGGTATTAACTGGAACTGGTGTAACTGCTGGAACAACTATTTCAACTATTAATTCAGCAACAGCAATTACAGCTACATCAAATGCGGCATTAACAATTACAGCTACTACAAGCACAAGTGGTAATTGTACAATTAGTACATTTAACACTTATACATTGCAAGCAGGTATGCAAGTTGTTATTACAGGATCAACTAGCCAGGGTATTAGTGCTGGTACATACTATATTATTGGTAGCCCAACTAGTACAAGTATTCAATTGTCTGCTACAAAAGGTGGTACAGCAATTACAACTACACAAGGTGCTGTAAGTGGTTTAACAACTACTTTAAGTGTGTTGAATGTTACAGCAGTAACTGGCACAATCAGTGTGGGTATGGCACTAAGTGGAATAAGTGTAACATTAGGTTCATACATTACATCATTCGCTGGAGGTTCTGGCAGTACTGGTACATATAATTTGAATCAAAGTACAACTGGAACTGTAACAACTGCTACAAGTTATACTGTAAGTACAAGCCAAACTATTTCTTCAGCAGTTACTATTACTGGTACATCTTATAACGAAACATATAGCTTTACTATTCAAGAAAGTCGAATTGGTTCTGGTACATTAACAAATGCAGTAACTGTATCGTTTACAGCTACACAAAATGCAACAAGCGATGCAAATGCATTCTTGGCAGCGTTTAGTGCCGCAGTAACTGATTCAAATATTGTTGCTAGTTTAAACACTACTACAAATACAATTACAATTTCACATCTAGCAGGTGGTGATATAAGATTTGTCGATGGTACAGGAACACCTTTATCTAAATTATTCTCAGTCAATGATGCAGGTACAGGTACTGCTAATTATTATACTAGCCCAACTGGCACATCAAATAATTACATTGCAACTTTATGGGCCGCAGTGGTCAACGGTTCAGCAATTGCTCCTGCAAGTTCAGTAGCACCGACAGCTACACCATTGGATCAAACTTTATGGTACAACAATAATTTAGAAGAAGTTGATATCTTAGTCAATGACGGTACTAAATGGGTTGGTTATTTGAACTATGTGCAAAATCAAGTAGGTGGTACATCAACAGATACTAATGGACCTATTATTAGTGCATCAATGCCAACATTACAATCTGACGGTACAGGATTAGCTAATGGCGATTTGTGGATTCAAACAGATTTAGCAGATTTAGATTCTTTCCCAATAATTTGGAAATATAACTATCTAACTAAGAACTGGGTTCTAGTTAACAATGAAGATCACTTAACAGGTAACGGTATTATATTTGCTGATGCACGTTGGGATATGGACGGTACAAGTGCAACTCCAGCAACAATCCAATCATTGCTAACAACAAACTTTGTTGACTTTGATTGTCCAAGTCCAGCACTATATCCAAAAGGAATGTTGCTATGGAACTTACGTCGTTCAGGATTTAATGTTAAGAAATATGTTGTAAATTATGTTAATACTAATGCTTACAACACAATTTATAACGCCAATAGTCCATCATTAATGACAAACTATTTCCCAAATCGTTGGGTGAGTGATGCTCCTAACGACAACAACGGAGTTGGTCAATTTGGACGTAAAGCTCAACGTGCAGTTGTATTAAAAGCACTCGTAGCAACAATCCAAAGTAATACAAATATTCGTCAACCGGACACCGTTATTTTCAACTTGTTAAGTTGCCCTGGCTACTTAGAAACAGTCAGCGATTTAGTTGGATTGAATAATGATAACGGTTTATCAGCATTTATTGTTGCAGATGCACCAGCACGTTTAACACCCGATGCTACTACACTAAGTAACTGGGGTAATAATACAGCAGGAGCCGCAGTAGATGGTGAAGACGGTTTAATTACAACTGATTCATATACAGCAGTTTATTACCCATGGGGTTATACCCAAGATTTAACAGGTAACAATATTGTTGTTCCTCCAAGTCACATTATGTTACGTACAATTGCTTTAAGTGATAACGTTTCTTATCCATGGTTTGCACCAGCTGGTGTACGTCGTGGTGGTGTAACAAATGCTAGCTCAGTAGGTTATGTAAATGCATCAAACGGTGAATTTGTAACAGTAGCATTAAATGGCGGACAACGTGATACATTAGCCGGAATCCATGTAAACCCAATTACATATATTGCTGGCACAGGATTAGTATGTTACGGACAATACACACGTCAGTTGATTGCAAGTAGTTTAGATCGTATAAATGTTGCTCGTTTAGTAATTTACTTACGTCAGCAATTAAATGCTTTGGCTAAACCATTTATATTTGAACCAAATGATACTATTACACGTAATCAAATTAAACAACAAGTTGAAAAACTATTGTTAACATTAACAGCTGAACGTGCTCTATATGATTATCTAGTAGTGTGCGATTCAAGTAATAATACACCGGCTAGAATCGATGCAAGCGAACTATACGTTGATATTGCTATCGAACCAGTCAAGGCAGTGGAATTTATTTACATTCCATTACGTCTAGAAAATACTGGCGCTATTGCTGGTCTAAGCGCATAATTAGGAGAAATACATGTCAATCGCAGCCTTATCAAATTTTACAGTACCATTAGCATCCGATCAGAGTGCAGTCACTCAAGGTATGCTAATGCCGAAACTGAAGTATCGCTTCAGAATCAATTTTGAAAACATGGGAATTACCGTTGCAGATAATGTTGAATTAACAAAGCAGGTTCAAGACTGTGCTCGTCCAACAGTAGGTTTTACCAATCAAGTAATTGAAATTTATAACAGTAAGATCAACTATGCTGGAAAACCAGCATGGGAAGCTCTTAGCGTTAAGTTACGTGACGATGTAACAGGTTTTGTAACTAAACTTGTTGGTGAACAAAATCAAAGACAATTTGATTTCTTTGAACAAAGTTCAGCGGCAAGTGCAGGTGATTACAAATTTACAATGCGTATTGAAATGTTAGACGGCAGTAATGGTAGTGTTTATCAAGGCGATAGCAATAGTTCATTAGAAACTTGGGAACTATATGGTTGTTACTTAGAAAAAACTGTTTACTCAACACTTGATTATAAAGAGCAAGGACCGGTTGTAATTGAACTTACAGTACGTTTTGATAATGCTGTTCAAACAAAAGGTGGCACATTAGGATCAAAATCAGCAGTAATGAATAACAATACTACAAGTAATAATGTAATGGGTAGTTAATAACTAAACAAAAAGCTCACTAAGTGGGCTTTTTTGTTGACTATTCATTATATACGTAGTTTATTAT